AGCCGTCCATGGTATCGATGGGAATTTGCAGGTCATCCAGCAGTGGCCGCGCCTGGGAATCGTCCACGCACTTGAGCGTAAGCGTGAAATCCGTCTTCTGCGGCAGGCCGTTCACCACGAACATCGACCCCTCTTCATCCAGGCCGGTGATGATGAAGGCGCCGTAGACGGTGCCGATGCCATCCACCATGACATAGGCCTTGCCCGTGTCGCCCATCCGGCGCAGCAAGCGGATGGCGCCGGTTGTGCCGAACAGCTGCGGGATGATGGTTCCCGACAGGGTGATGGTGTCTTCTCCCTTGCCCACAAACTGATAGGCCGGACCCGCGCCCATGCGCGAGTTCGACGGATGCCGCCATTCCGTCTGCCGCTTGAGGGTCTGGTAGGCGGCGGTGGGCAGGCCGAAAATGAACATTCCGAGGGCCATCATCATGGTGGTGGTGTCCTATTCGTTGTCGTAGTAGGCGGAGCGCAGGCGCGCGGCCTTGTCGGCATCGCGCCGGCGCAGGGCATCGTCCACCGCGCGCGCGATGTCCTGCGCGCCGGCGCCGGCGCCGCTGATGTGGATGGTGATCGTGTCGCCCTGGATCGTGATTGAGCGGCCGCCCGCTGCGTTGGCGGCCATGGCCGGCCGGTGATCAATGCGCGCCAGGGTGCCAGCATCGGTGACCATGCCGGCGGGTGCTGCCAGCAGGCCGCCAGAGGCCGCCAGAGCGCCCGAGGCAGGCGACATGGCACCACCTATGGCCACGGATGCCGCGAGCGCTTGGGCGGCCTTTACGGCGGCCGGCTGGCCCGCTTCGATGCCGACAGCGGCGCCTTCGGACACAAAGCCGCCCATCTGGGCAAATACCCGGCTGGGCGAGTGAATGCCAAGTTTTTCCTTGAACCAGCCGACGATACCCGTACCGATGTTGGAAATCGATTCCTTGAGCGCGCCGGCCATGCTCGAAATGCCGTTGATCAAACCCTGGATCAGCATCGAGCCGAATTGTGTGAAGTTGCCGGGCAGCTCAACGCCCAAGGTCCCCAGCGCGCCGGTGATCGCCTGGTACAGCAGACCCAGCGGTGACCAGTTCACCAGCAGCGCGCCGATGCCGGCAAGGCCGCCATCGAAGGCCACCTTCACGGATTCCCAGATGTCGGAAAAGAACGCCGTGAGGCCGCTCCAGGCGGCGGAGAGTATCGGTATGGGATTCAGGGCGGCCAGCAGCTGGCCCAGCCACGCCATGGCCGAATCAAACGCCGCGGTGACCTGCGCCCAGAGGTCGGAGAAAAACGCCTTGATCGGCGTCCAGTACTGGTAGATGAGATATGCGGCGCCGGCGATGGCCGCGACCGCCAGCACGATGGGATTTCCGAGCAGCAGTTTTCCCACGGACACGATGGCGCTTCCCAGCAGCCCAAAACCACCCTTGGCCAAGTTGAACAGCACGCCAATCAGACTGCCGCCCTGGATGCCAAGCATGGACAACCCGTAGCGCACCACGATGAACGGCCCCAGCACGGCGGCCAGCGCCAGGGTGAGCGCGCCGAAGGCTGCGACCAGGCCGGCGATGACGGCGGCCGTGGCGGTGAGCGCGCGGGCAATCTGCGGGTTGGCCTTCATCCATTCGCCCACGGCACTCACGATGCCGGCCAGGCCCTTGGTGAGGCGGCGCAGCGTCTTATCGTGCAGCTCTTCCGTCTGGATGCCGACATCCTCCCAGGCGCTTTTCAGCTCGTCCAGGTCGCCGGTGAGGTTGTTGGCCATGGTGCCGGCCGTCTTGTCCGCTTCTCCGGCGGCCTTCTTCAGTATGGCGATGAACTTCTGCAGCTCGCCCGTGCCGGCTTGCTCCACCAGCACCTGCAGGCCGCTGAATGCTTCCTCGCCGGCGATGTGCTTGAAGAACCCCGACCGTTCGGCGTTCCCCATCTTCGCCGTCTTCTGGTGCAGTTCGGCCAGGATGTCCGGCAACTGCCGGAGGTTGCCGTTCGCGTCTTTGGTCTTGATGTTCAGCGCGTCCAGCGCGTCGGCCGCCGCTTTCGGCGGCGCGGCCAGGCGGCCGATGACCGCCCGCAATGCGGTGCCGCCCATGCTGCCCTGGATACCTGCGTCGCCCAGCTTGCCGGCCATGGCCGCCACGGTCTCGATGTCCTGGCCGACGCCGGCCGCCACGGGCGCCACATACTTCATGGTCTCGCCCAGCATGTACAGGCTGGTATTCGAGCGCGTGAAAGCGCCGGTGAGCACGTCGCCAACGCGGTTCATCTGTTCGGCTGGTAGCTTGAAGCCGGTGAGGATGTTTGAGCCGATGTCGGCGGTCTGAGCGAGATCGGTGTCGCCGGCCTTGGCCAGGGACAGCATGCCGGGCATGGCGTCCTGGATGGCCTTGGGCGTAAAGCCCGCCATGGCCAAGAAGCCTTGCGCGTCCGCCGCCTGCGTCGCGGAGAACATTGTCTTGGCGCCGAGGTCTCGCGCCTGCTTGCGCAGCGCCTGCATCTCGGCGCTGTCCTTCTCGATGCGGGCAAGCGCTTGGACCTTGCTCATCTTGGCGTCGAATTCGACACCAGGCCGGATAAAGCGCGATTCAGCGTAGAGGGCTGCGCCGCCCGTCGCCAGGCCAGCGGCGCCGGCGCCGGCCATTGCGCCCACGGCCGCTTTGCCGTTGCCGTACTTCTCTTTGGCTGCGGCCAGTTTTTGGTGGTGTGAGGCGGCGGCCTGCAGCTTGCGCGTCTGCCTGTCCAGTGCCTGTGACGTGTTGTCGATCTTCTGGCGCAGGTTGCGTTCGTCCCGTGCTAGGTTCGATGTGGAAAGGCCCGCGCGCGTCAGGTTGTCCCGCAGACGTTGCAGCTCTACGGACTGTTGGCCGTGCCGCTCTTTCAGCTGCTGGGCGGCACGCACTGCCTGGTTGAATTCCCGCGTCATGGCACGGGTGGGATTGGTGGCCCCCTGCATCTGCTGGGCCAAGGCGGCTACGCGCTGCTGCGCCGTGGCCAGTTCAGCGCGGGTGGTCTGCAGGCCGCGCGTCAGCTCGCGGAATTGCCCTACCTCGCGCTGCGCCGCCGTCAGCTGCTTGAGCTTTCCGCGCAGATCGGCGACGCCCTGGGCGGACGCGCCGGCGGTGCTCTTGATCTTGCGAAGCGGCCCCGACAGCTTGTCCTGCAGGGCCGCGATGACGCGAAGCTGTAAAGCCTTGTCCATCTGTTACGTCTCGGGTTGGTAGCGCACGCGCGCTCGCTCGCGCCAGTCGGCCAGCTCGGTCAATTCCATCGAATCCATCTCGGCCGGCGGCCAGTGAAAGACCATGGCGATATCCGCCATGGCGTCTTCTACGCAGTTTGGATAGCCAGCCGTTCCGCCTTGCTCATAAAAAAACTGGCGACCGTGGCCCCCACGTTCAACAGGTCGGCGGGGTCCAGATCCCTGATTTCGGCCGGCGTCAGGATGGGTTCGCAAACGCGCGGCAGTACGGTGGTCAGCGCCTGCACGTCGACCTGCACCAGAGCCATGAGCGTGACGCCGCGTAGGGCGCCGGCCTTCGGCTTGCGGATCAGCAGGCGGGCGATGTCGCCGCTGGCGCGCTTGATCGGCTCATCCAGGTCAACCGATTTCAGGTCGAGAGTGTCGATGATGCCGGCGCCGTCGCCTTGGGCTTGCTGGTCGAGGTTCGGGGTGGTCTTTTGGGTCATGACGGTTCCAGGAAAAGGGGGTTACAGGCCGATGGCGGTTCGGATGGCCTGCATGGTGTCGATCTCGCCGACCCTGTGGATCATGTTCACCAGGTCGATTTCAAAGACCGTCTGGCCATCGTGCGATTCCTTGTAGTAGACGCACTCGGTGACGATCTTGAACTCGGTGTCATCGCCGACTTTCGACTCGCCGCGATCGATCTCGGAATGGCGACCGCGGACGATGATCTCCACGGCGGTCACTTCGTTGGTGTCGTCGCGTTGGTACGCTTGGGCAAAGCGCAGCTGCACGCCCGCAACGTCCACCGCGCCGTACTGCTGCAGGACTTGCTTGACGTTACCGCCGCAAGTCCATTCGACTTTCAGCGCGTCGTCATCCAGGCCGAAGTCAGCCTTGATGGCGCCGGCGACGCCGCCGGCGCGAAACGCTTCCATCTTGCGGGTCAGCTTGGGGAGGGTGACGGACGTGGCGACGCCGGCGTAACTGGTGCCGTCGTTGTACACGTTCATATTTTTGAGCTTGGTGGGCAGTCCCATGGAATTGGCTCCGAATGTGCAGATGGCCCAGCGCGGGCATGCGCCGGGCAGGATGGGTTACGCGGCGATCCGCTGCGCGAAGTCCAGCAGGTAGCGGTCGGTGATTCGCTGGCGGAAGCCCAGGTCTTCCAGCGGCGGCACGGGCGTGTAGTCGTAGTCGAGCACCAACTTTCCGCTCTTGAGCGATTCCTTGGTGTTCGGCTCTTCGTCGTACCAGGCCTGGCCGTCGATGATCAGGCCCAGGGACTTGAGCTGGCGGAATTTGGCGTTGATGCCTTCCAGGATGTCTTTGAACAGCGACGCATGCAGGGGCGCGTCTACAGCCCACATGTGCGCCTCGGCCATCGTGTCGGCCAGAATCTGCGCGGTGCGGGTGTAGTTCTCGAAGGGGAAGAGGCTCGAAGGGCCGGCGCACGTGCGGCTACCCCAGAAGCGAAAGCCGGTGCGGTTCACCAGCGTGGTGATGTCCTTTTCGTTCAGATAGCCGGCGTCGGTGGCCGGGTCTTGCAAGTCCCAGAAGACGTCCTTGCTGATGCCGGTGACGCCGTTGACTGCGACGTTGGACAGCACCTTGTGCCAGCCGATGTCCTTGTCCAGCTTGGCGCGCAGGCCCAGGGCGGCGGCCGACGCGGTGATGATGCCTTCGGCGTTCGCGCGCGTGTCCCATCCCAGGAACTCGGGCCAGATCAGCATGAGTTCTCGCTGTCCGAAGCCTTCGCGGAAGGCGGCGGCGTCTTCCTTGGTGTCGCAGCCTTTCATGCTGGCATAGCCGAAGCCGCGCAGCTTCTGCGCGGTCTCGGCCAGCGCCGCCGTGGTGGTGGCGTTCTCCAGGCCCGGGATGCCGATGATGCGCGGCTTCAACTTGGGGCCGGAGTTCTGCGCAGCCAGCAGCGCTTTGAGGCCGGTGTAGCGGCCGTCGCTGCCGGCGCCGCCGATAACGTTGGAGGTGGTTTCGGCCTCGGTGGCGCCCTGTGCGACGCGAACGATGACGGTTGCCGGGTGGGTTTGGCCAGCGATGGCGTCCAGCGAGCGCGCCAAAGTGCCTTTGGTGCCGGCCTTGCCGGCGGCCGCCAGGATGTTAGTGGCCAGGATGGGCGTGTTCAGCGGGAAGGTTTTCGGGTCTGCGTCCTCGGCCGTGGCCACCAGGCCGACAACAGCGGATGAGACGGTGCGGATGGGACGCGTGCCGTCGTCGGCCTCGATGACGCGCACGCCGTGGTGGTATTGATCAAGTGCCATGAAAAAGCCCTCAGAGAGTTGAGCTGAATCCCGCTCTATCTCGGGCGGGGATCGCTCAAATTCTGAGGGCTTGGCATCGCGCGCGCACGGAGTGCTTTGTGTGTATGCGCGTGCCACAACTTCCCATGTTTGGGGCGGCTATCGGGGCGTGGATGCCACGGAAAGCCATTCGGGTACCGGCCCCCATCCTGGAAACACATGCTGTTTGTCGTCAAGCTTGACGACCTGGCCGATGACGTAACGTTCACCGGTCGCAACGACATTCAGCATACTCGTTCGGTGATCTTCAACGATCTCCCATTTTTTCCCGGTGTATCGCGCGACCTGGTGTGCTTGCGACTTCGGCGGCGCAGCTTCCACCGCGCCAAATGGAATATTGAAGGCTCCCGGCGATAGCGCAAGCTCGTTGGCTTCGGTTTCGTAGAGAAACAGGCCGTCATTGTTGGTTTGATACACGGTTTTCTTGTTCACTTCGAGTCCTCCTAAATATGAATTCGGGGATGAAAGGCGACGTTTCGCGGTCTAGTCTCTGATGCAGTACGCGCCACCCGCGATACGTCGAGACTCATCCGGTCTGTCGGTGTATCTATCGTTTCCAACGTTACTTTGTATGGACTCATGATGCCCCCGCCGGCGACCAGATCAAACGCTCCACTTGCCGTATACATCGAGCCAGTACTGCCACCGATGAAGCCCCGGAATGTTCCTCCGCCCGTTATGTTCTGCAATGCGTCCAACTGACGGCTACCGAAAGCGCGCGAGCCACCCGTGTCAGCGTCAGTTCCGGCGTAGCGACGGAACGTGTTGCGCAGGTCAGGAACGCGGAACGTTGTACTGCTAACGTCCACGAAATAATGCGCGCCTCGATTCGCCGTCCAGACCGCATCCGATACGACTAGGCCGTTTTCACGGGCATAGCCCCAAAGGCCGGCGTAAGCGGCCTTACTCAGCTCGCCGCCCACGGCATCAACCTCATTGGCCAACGGTGCAATCGTATGGCCATCGAGAGGTCGACCGCAGAGCGGGGAGCGGTAGCCCGTGTAATAAGTCGTCGACGACCAGGCCCAAACCTCGGCACACTCCGCAACATGAATCAATCCGATGTTTTTGGATGGAAGCGCCGTGATCGAATAGACTCTCGCGTAGTTGGATGTGAGTACATCGGCAGAGACCCATTCTTTCCAAGGGGACCAGTCATTCAGGTAGCATCCCCGGGAGTAAATCTCGCCAGTGTTAAACACCACGTACATCTGCGTGATGATTGAGGCGGTTGCGCGGCCCACAATCAGGGTTCCCGCCCGCCGTGTCGGGTAGTTGCGCTCGGGGGTGGCTGCGTCATTCAGATCGTTGCCATAAAAGCCCGGCAATGTAATTGCATTCAGGTTTGCCGACCCGATAGGGTTATCCGCCCCGATGCCGAAGGCTTTTCCTACTGTCATGATCCTACCCAGTTCGCCGTCATTGACTGATCGCTGGGTGTCCAATGCGTGAGCGTGGCTTTCTTCGCCGACGAAGTTGGTCGATGATGCGGTAAGGGTACTGGGCACGCCCAAGCTGATGACACGGCTTTCGTGCAGGGTCCCCCCGCCAGTCATGCCAGCGCCGGCCTTGATGCTGACGCCGATATCCGCCTTCTCTTTCAAACCATTGTCAACGTACTGCCGCGTGGCGAGCACAACGGCCGGATCAATCTTGAGCGTGAAATTGGTGGTACTGGAAACCTGCAACACCATGCGAACGACCTGCGTGCGGGCCGACCCTTCGGCCATCTGGGGCTTGTACGTAGGCGGGCAATTCGATACCGCGATCAGGTCGCCGTCCGCGTCACGCAATCCTAGCTCGCGCGCCCACCAGCCGCCGAATTGCTCCGGGATGACCTGTTCAACAACCAGCCAGGCCGGATTGTTCGGATCGACAAATATCCGATTGATGGGCGCACGATGCTTGGAGCCGATTAGCGATGTTTGCTCCCGGTTCGGGACGGGCAGCACGCCGCCGCCGTCGCCGATCTCCAGCTCGGTGATCTTCACGGGGACGCCCAGCGCTTTGGCGTTGGCTTCCTTGGCTTCGCCGATCTTGGTCAGGATTCCGAAATAGGTGGTCATGGGTATACCGTCATGGTGTCGATGATGTGCGTGGCCAGCACGGCGGACACGGCCGCCGCAACTGCCACGGGTTGGGGTTGATAGGGGTATACGGTCATCACGTCGCCGTCATAGGACGCGACGCAGTAATCCAGCGGTGTCCGCACCTCTACCGCAATGGCCAGTCCGGTCATGTGCTGGCTCAGGCGCTTGGTGCTGTCGATGAGGCGGCCCAGCTCGTAATACATCGCTTCGGATATGCCGCCATCGAGGACGCCGATAGTGAGGCGGAACGTTCCGCGCCGACCTTCCGGCACCATCTGGTGCCATTCGGTAACTTCCAGCAGATAGCCCAGCGGCTCCACCACGCGGCGCAGCGCGCCGATGGTGCCTTTCAGCTGGTGAATCTTGAATGAATTGGCGATGGCCTTACGCTTGGCAGCTTCTGACCAGGCATCGTCCCAGCGGTCCACCGATCGTTCCCAGGCTAGCCAGGGCAGCAGCGGGGCGGGCGTGGTGCTCGCTCGGCGCAGCTTGCGCAGGGGCAAGGGGATTTCCTCGATGTCGGCGCTGACCTGGGCAAGCTTGCGCTCAACCGGGGTAGATGAGGGTGGTAGCAGGGTGGGCTTGTTCGCCATCTCAATCGCCGGGCGCAATGGTGACTTCCACCGCCACGCATGTGGCGGCCTGAGTGGAGTCCAGAACCAGGTTGTCCGCCGGCTCGATCAAGTCGAGATGTGCGACGCCTTCGACATGCAGCGCGGCATTGATAGCGGATCGCCAGACCGATACGCCGGCGCGGCGGGGCCGGTTGACGTAGGCGCGACACGCGCGCGTGGCGGCCTCCAGCGCGACCGACCGGCCCGGGCCTTCGCCTTTCATGTGGAGAACCGCCCGCACGCTGTAGGTGATGATGCTGCTGGATTGGACGGTCAAGCGGTCGCCCATGGGGCGGGTGTCCTCGTCGTTGAGCTTGGCGCGTACCTTGTCCAGCAGCTCGGCCGGCGCGGTGCCGTCGCCATCGCGGGCGAGTACGCAGATGCGCACATCGCAAGGCTCGGGGCTGGTGGCGGTCGCGTCCGCGACCTGTCCGTCTGCGGTCAAGGTATGGAAGACGTAGCCATCGCGCGGGCCTGCGGTTGACAGGCCTTCCCATGCCAGCTGCGCGCGCTCGCGTAGTTCGTCGTCGCTTTCATAGACGGCTTCGACCGGCGGAACGGCGACGGTATCGGCCGGCCGGATGACCAGGCGGCTTACGCCATACTCGGCTGCGATGTGTTCCAAGTCGGTGCCACGCGCGAATGCCAGCAGGACGGACCGCGCCGCATCGTTGATGCGTTGGCGCAAGATGACTTCGCGCTCGGCGTTTTCCTGCAGGGTGATGACCAGCGGCTCCGATTCCAGCGCCAGCGCCTTGGCCACGGCGTCACGGTCTTCTTGCGCGAAAAGGGCGAGATACCGCGCCTTGCGCGTCTCCAGGATTCGTTCGTAGTCCAGCGTTTCCACCACGTCCGGTGCGGGAAGCTGGGAAAGGTCGATGATGTTCGGGCTTGCCATATCAGGCGCTCAGGGTGGTGGAGAGTGACACGCTTTCGGTACGGTCGCCGGTATCGGCTTCGCCAATGATGTTGAGCACCACGGCGCCGGGTCGGTTTGTGTTGACGTTGGCCGACAAGCTACGCACCCGCAGCCGGGGTTCCCACAGCATCAGCGCCGTAGCGGCCGCCGCGTAGAGCTGCAGGACGGCGGCGCCATTGGTGGGGGTGTCGATCAGGTCGGCGGCCAGTGCGCCGAAGGGGCGGCGGCGAATGCGCGTCCCTATCGACGTCGTGAGTATCTTGATCACGGACTGATTCAGGTGTTGGCGGCCGCTGATTCGCAGGCCCGTATTGGCGTCCATCCCGATGTAGGTCATGCGGTGGCCTCCGGTGCGTCAGTCTGCGCCCCTCCCCGCAACACACCGCCGTGGGGGTGCTTATGCAGGATGACGCCATGGGAGGAAAGGTCGCCATCGGTATGGCGAAGGTCGCCGGTGATAGTCGTGTTGTTCCCCTTGCCGTTCTTGCCGCT